TCTACTTAATTCTAAGATATTTTTGATGGGTCAATTAAGGGTATAATAATGGGTCAATCGACTTTATATTTTCCACACCGGCGAAGGGGTCTAAAATGCGGCCGCCCTCGGTATTGAACCAACGGTAGGAAAGTTCGGTTAAAACAGGGTCAAAGATTGAAGTAGTCGCCATAGCTTGTATTCCCTGCTTCTCCATTTCCGCTAACACTTCATCGGTAGACGGTTCCCGCCCCAAGGTTTCCCGAAGTGCGTTTTTGGTATCGTAAAACGCAGGCGGTTGTGCTGATTTGGCAAATGTCAAATCTTCGTCCCTGCCTTCCTCGCTCTTTATGCCTATTTCCAACCAAGCGCGGCGGCGTTCCTGCCATTCGGCCGTACGGGTATTAAGCACGGAAAAAGGCGGCATTACGAAGTCGTCTTTAAGTCTTCTAAGCTGTTCTTCGGTATCTTCTTCCCCTTGGCCGCCTTCTCCGCCGTAGCCTTCCAATTCTACGCCCCAATCGTCGGGGGCTATATCCCACTTATCCGACGCTTGGGTAAGTGCCGCTTCGTCCCAAGCCAAGTTAGCGGCCCCGGTCGCATTGTCGGCTAAGGCAAGTTCGCGCCCTTCCCGCGTGTCTAAATCTATGTCGGTACGCTTTACCGCTACTATTTCTTCGCCGGTGGTTTCGACTATCAAAACCTTTTCTAAGCCAATTTGCCCGGCGTTTTCTACGGTCTTGTTTCCGGCTATAATACGGTTGTTCTTATCCAAAAGAATAGAACGGCCCGCCCCGAATTGGCGCAGGCTCTTTTCTATCAAACTTTGGCCGAACTGCGTACCCTTGTTAAAATTCACGTCGTCCGGTACAAGTTGGGCTATATCCGCTTCTATAATCTTCTTCGGTGTCATAGGCTCTACACGATGAAGTGGAAGACTAAGCGGGCCAATAGTACGTTAAGGACACCGGCAAGTACACCGACTACCGAAAAAATGAAATCCCAAACTTCCGGGGTTCCTTTCTTGCTGAAATTGTCGTAAAGCTCTTTCCCGGCGGCGGCCGCAATCCCGGCGCAAAGGCCATAGAATACACCGAAAAGCCCCACGAAGAAGGCGATAATAAAGCCCGCCGCTAAATGTAGCCATTTGTCCGAACTGAATAAGTAGCCCTTAAAGGTCGTAAGAGCCTGTAAAATCTTTTCTTTCATACCTGCGTACGTTTATTTGTGTGTAAATATTCGCGTTACGCAAAAATAAAAGAAGCGTATTATTATAATACGCTTCTTTATCCAAGAATAATTAAAAAGTTACCAACATAGATGGGGGATATATGCCCGTATAACCTGCTGGAAATCTTCTAAGGAACGGCAAACGATGTACTTATTACCGTGCGCTTCGGCCAACGCTTGCCACTCCTTTTGCGTGGGTGTCTGCCGGCTGCTTTTGCTGGGGGTCTTAAACTCGATACAAAGGGAATGAAACCCGCCGGAAGGGTAAAGTAGGATAAGGTCGGCAACCCCGGCCGTTACTCCTTCGCCCTTCATAATCGCGGCTTCCTTTGCGTTCCTCGCCCCGCCGTTCGGAACCGCGAAAAGAAGGCGGCCTATTTTCGGGTACTGCAACCGGAACCAAGTAACGCAGTCCTTCTGTATTTGGCTTTCTATATGTCGCATTTAACCTTTGTTTTATACCAAATCTTATGTTTTTTACACGCTATCGCATTGCGACTTTTTATTACGTTCTGTAACTTGCAATGGTCGTTATTGCTGGTTGCATCTCGTTCAAGGTATATGCAACTCCAACAATGTCTTTTTTTGCTTTGTCCCATAAATTTTATTCTTTTTCGTATAAGCGGCAAGCCGGGTTAGTTACCTTTATTCGCTTCAATCCGTTACCCGTTCTTCGGCTCTTTTGAAGGGCGCAACTTTGCACTATCTTCGTGCTATGGTCGTTCAATTCCCAACGCTGGCGGTGCTTACAAGTCCGGCAAGTCGGTAATTCCTGTTTGGCTCCGGTTTTAACGGCGGCTATAAATTTGTCGTAATCCATAGCCGAATATGCCTTTAACCAATCTTCGCGTACCAAAATATCGCGCTGGAGAACATAGGCGTAGAATACGCCATTTACCCGGCACCCGCCCGAAAAACGAGCGACCGATAAATACGGCTGCTTCGTAACGTCGGCAACTACTATAACTTTATCTGTGTCGAACATACCTATTCGTGTTTAACCGTTAATAAATACTTCTGTTCCCGTTCGGCCCGCTTAATCAATCGTTCTATATCTTGCCCTACGTCCGTACCGTTCCCGTTCTGAAATCCCACCCAATTTTTTACCTCGCAACCTCTAAGGGATTTTACTTTAAGAACCTGTATTAACGTCGAAGAAAGACCGCTTAACCTACAAGCCAATTCCTTCTTTTCGGCTTTTAGTGTCCTTATTTCTTCCTGTAAAGCCTTAGTTTCTTCGTTCTGCTTCATACTCATTATTTTGCTTTCTGTAATCAAATAACCGGGGCTTTACCCCTTCGCGGCGCATAATCGAAGCAAGGATAGTTATTTCGCCTTGCGCGTTTTGTTGCTGGCGTTCCGCATCCTTAACGACGGTTATAACCCCGTCTTTCTCCCAAAGTAGCCCCCATTTATCCGGCAAATCGACTTCGGTTATCAATCCTTCGGGACTGCAATAGTACCGAAAGGCCCCTACGCCTTCTTCCGGCTGCTGGCGGAAACTCTTTTTTGCATCGGCCAAGAAGTCGGAACGCGAAACCTTCACTTCGATAAGAACCGTAGCCCAATAGTTCCACCCGAAAACGTCCGGGATTTCTTGGCTGGCCGTTACCAATTCTACGGCAACGTATGGGCAGTAGCTGGAGCCGAATTTTGGCTTTCGTAACCATTTCCCCGCTAATCGGCATAATTCCCGGTGTCGGCTGTTATCGTGCGGCTGTTTTGGTTCCGGGAAGGTGGGGGGCAGTATCAATAGCCCCCGGTCTACGTCCTTTTCTTCCCATAGCTTCGTTTCATTATGAAGCGGCCAATAGTGCGGGCCGCAACCCAATAACCGATAGTTTTCATGTATAGCCAAATAGCCCGCCTAAGTTTTCGTAATGCGTCCTGTACGCTACTGGCAATCCAGCGATGTTTTATGCCGTTCTTTGTATCTTTAAGTAGGTCGGCGTACGCTTCGGCTCGCGTACGGAAGTATGTATTTTCGTACATTATTCGCCCCGTGTGGGTGGTATTGGGCCAACCGTATTCCTCGCATTGTTCGGCCTTTACTGCCCAATTCTCGGTAGTAAATACCGGAAGGTTACGGGCGAAGGTGTCCGGTTCATCAATCAAGGCCCGAAGTACCCCGTTTTTTTCGTCTGCCTTAATACGAGCGGCAAGCTGTCCTATTTCACTATTTTCTCCGGGCGTAACCAATGATGAATAGAAAACTTTACCGGTTTCTATATTTATGGCTATAAGCCCGTGAACAAACCCGGAACCGATACAAATACAATCCCCGCCGTATTTTTCTTCGTTATATATAGCCACGATATACCCTATATCGTAATGCTGCTTTATTGCTTTGAATCCCATAATATCTACTTTTTAGCTTCTACTTCTTGTTTCGCACGATAGTTTACTACCGTTTGGGCTACTCTGAATACAAGCCCGGTTATTGCGTCGCGCTGGGACTTCGGCAGGCCGCTTTCAAGGTTCGCAACCTTTATAAAAGTTTCCCTAATACCTTCTACCGTAAATATTCCCGCATCCTTCAATGCGTCGTACGGTGTCCGGCGATACCTGCAACCTTCTTGCGGAGCCGGTCGGTTGTTATAGGCTTCTATTTCGTAGCCTAAGAACTCGTTAAATTTGTCGTCTTTAATTATGTCCTTTACTTTCATCGTCTTTATCTTTATGTATGTTATAATCTTTATTCGCGTCGTAGCCGCACCAAGTACAATAACCGAGGGCTACATTAAGCGCATAGTTTTCGCGCTGGCATTTGGGGCATATTATAAGCCCTATACTTCCGTCGTCGTCCCTATATAGGCCATTCGGCAAATTGTCGCTTCGTGTTCCCATTAGTACCGCCTTTTTGTAAAGTGAATAATAGCGAAGTCAATCGTAACGGCAGAAGCAAGCCCGGCGAACTGCGGGTACTTCTTATCTGTTTCGGCGAAAATCGGCGCGAACCATGCCTTAAAATCGTCTACCGTAAGCCCGTCGTTTTCGGCTAAAATCTCCAGGGGGACGGGGTGGCCGTCTACCTCTGCCGTATAATCGTAATAAGTGGCAGTTGCTATCGGTTTATCCTGTTCTTCCGCATAGTGATTTATTACACGACGTTCGCGCCGTAACGCCAACCTTTGCACGCCTACAATGCCGGCCGGAATCTCGGTTATAACTTCTTGGGGGCTTCGGTATGGCTTCGCGCTCCATTGGCGGACGCTAAGAACTCCACCCGTAGCCGTTATTTTTTCGATTTTTGCCCGCCAATACCCGTAATTGCTTCGGCAGGTGTGTACCTTCCGCCCGTCGGCTACTTTGGCTATAAAGCCCGTTTCTTGCCCTTTACGGGGGTGCTTCGGGCCGAAGTATTTGCCAAGTGTTACTACTGCTTTCATACTATTGTGTTATTAAAACGTCCGACTTATTCACGGTTACGCATATTGGCTGTAATGGCTGGTTAAATGTTCGAAGGGCTACCCAAAGTTCCCCGGTTTCCGCTATCTTCTTCCGTTCTTCTTCGTCCAACTCAAAGCAAAAAACCGCCGTTCCGTCTTCTGATTTATATGCAGGAAGGGGGTAATATTCGGGTTGATTTTCTCCGTAAACTGCATTTACTTCCTTAAATTGTTTTGCTTTCATACTCAATATTTTAATTAACTTTTGTTCGGTTATAAAGTAGGTGCGTATCTATTCCGGTAGCGTTAAAGACCAAGGCCCGAACGTCTTGCCCTAATTTTTCTACGGCTTTTAAGGTGTCTTCTTGGCTAACTCCTTCGGCCTGCTGCTTCTCGAAAAACTTATCTAATAGTGCGCTCATAAATATTTTTGTAGAAGCCCGGAACCCTTCTAAGGTGTAATTCGGTTTTGCTCCGTTAAATGCTTCGTACTCCCAAAGGGTAGCTTCCATTTCTTCAAGCACGGGGCTTAATTTCTTTCCTATCATATCGATAATTGTTAAAATGGCAAATCGTCTACTTCTTCGGGTTGCTGATATGCCGGCGGCGCGTAAGTTGGTGTAGCGGCCGAAGTCGTTACGGCCTGCTGGGGGGCTTCTGTTTGGTCAGCCCGGTTTCCGCCTAAAAGCTGCAATTCTCTAACCCGGCAATTTATACCGGCTTGCAATGCTCCGCCGGCTTCATATGCCTTGGCCGAAAGTTCGCCGCGAATAAATACGCGGGTACCCTTCTTCAAATAGTTAATTACCTGGCTTTCTCCGTATTTAAGGCAACTTACCCAAGTCGTACGTTCGTGTCGTTGCCCCTGCGAATCTTTATAGCTTTCGGTATGGGCTACGCTGAAAGCTATGTACTTTTGTCCGTTAAGGTCTTTAATAATGGCGTCCGCTCCGAGGTTGCCAATTGCTTCTAATACTAACATATTGCTTTAATTATTTGGTTATTAACTCTATTCCTTTGGCTACTACTAACGGCTGTTCTTCGCTTAATTTCCCGATAAAAGCCGTTATAATTCGCCCTTGGTCGGGGTTTATGCCTAACGGCGAAAATGTCCCGTTACTGTTCTTTACTACCAGCAAAATAGCTCCTTCCGGCAACTTGCTTAAATCCTTTGTTTTCATTTTGTTTTAAGTCCTTCTATCTTATAAAAACCTTCTTCCGATGCTTCGATAAGGTTGTACCGGGTTGATTTTTTAATTTCGATACCTATACGGCGAAACAAGGGCGCAACCCGAATACACGTAACCGAACAAGCCCCATTTTTCCGTACATAAACCCGGAAAGCGTCGGGGTCTGTATTATAGGAAACTTTCAAGTGCAAAGCCCCGCGTTCATCGTGGGCCAATAGTACCCCTTTATGCTCTGAAAGGTTAAGTTCTGCAACTGCTCGGCTACTGAAAAATAAATAGCCGGTAGAAGCCAACGTAACGAACATTTTACCGGGTTTCGGTGGTTTAATAATTCGTAGTGTCATTCTATGCAACTTTTAATAGTTCGTCTACAATTTCTTCTACCAAGGCTTCGCAAAGAACACGGGCTATATTCACTTCTACCGCATTGCCGATAAACTTCTTTTGGTCGGCTTGCGTCCCTATAAGGGTGTAGTTTTCCGGGAACCCCATAATTCGCTTTAACTCGATAATTTTTAACATTCGCATTTTTATATCGACGATACCGTAAAGGGCCATAAACTCCTTTATTTTCCGCATTGGGCCGCTATCGGTTTCGTAAATCTCTATTGCCAATTGTCCGCACTCCGTAGCAATAAGGTACGGGGGCTTTTTATCCATTTTGGCGATAAGGGTAAAGCACGGCTTTTCGACGGAACCGCCGGCGTTAGAAAATTGAGGGTTCATAAGATACCATTTGCAGGCTATTACGTTTTGCTTGGGATTCGTCATTACCGCCGGGCAAGGGTTATCCAAGGATGATAATTGCCCGCCGCCGCTATAATTGTTCGCTATAAATTCCGGCTTTACCACCGAAAACCTATCTTTCGTTGTAATAGTGGGCGAAGGCATATTTACGGAATGATTATTACCGTTTCCATAGTATGCCGAAAGAAATTCGGCCCCTACTAAACTATGGTGGTCTACGGTCGTAATGGTTCCCGCTACGTTGTCTACGCTGGAAACCTTGCTTTCCGGGTGTCCGCTAAAATGCTTTGCGAGAAAATGAATGTTCGCTATCCCTAACCTGTTTTGGCAAGCTACGGTAGGGCATGGTTCATCTATCGAAGGCGGGATATGCTTCCCCGTCTTCTTATTGACTGAATTATATTTAATCAAAAACGAATCCTTCCCGCCTGCTACGAACTTTATAAGGCCCGCGTATATGCGTTCCAAGGTCTTAGGCGAAAGCGGTTTTTTACGATTAAAGATACTTTCCCCTTCATCGGCAAAGTCCAAAACTTCCTTTACGGGTTTCCACTTCGCCAAGCTGCCGAAAAGGTCGCCGCCCCCGGTCTTTGAGTGGGTAGGCTTCGGCCATACAATAGGTAGGTACGGTTTGGCAAATATCCCGAAGAAACGCTTTCGGCTGGTATATGCCCCATAATCCGCTGCATTAAGTATTCTATGGTCGAACTTGTACCCGTAGGCTTTTACGTTATCTACCCAATTGGTATAAAGCCGCCCTTTGTCCCTGCTAATCGGTTTTCCGTTTTCGTCCAAGTCGCCCCAGCTCATAAATTCTTCTACGTTCTCGATTTGGATATAATCGGGGGTAAGAGCTTCTATGTACCTAAACAAGTGTTCGGCAAGGGTACGGCTATCTGCGTCGCGGGGCTGGCCGCCTTTGGCCCGGCTGAAATTGGTACATTCAAGCGAAGCCCAAAGCACAACTTTCGCCATAGGGTACATTCGGCGCATTTCGGCGGTATGTTCTGCCAATGGGCGTAAGTCCAAGGTTCGCATATCTTCCGTATAGTGCTGCGCTTCGGGATGATTGGCCGCGTGGCTCGCTATGGCGTTCGCGTCGTGGTTTACGCAAGCTATAACCTTCGCGCATTTTCGCTCCTTATAGTTGGCCTTCTCTACGCCTGTACTTGTTCCACCCGCACCGCAAAACAAGTCTATATATAGTAATCTAATGTTGTCCATTTCGTATTATAGTCAGACGCTTTCGCGGAAAATTAGTCTTTTGATAGGTGGGCTTTGACTGCGTTTGCATAAGCCCTAAATTCGGGGGTATATCGGTAATCATCCGGGTACTTTCTGAGGTAGTAGATAATAGTAGCATGGTTCCGCTTCATCTCTTTTGCAATCCTTACCACCGTTGCCCCTTCTTCACGGCATAGCTGGGCGAAAATCATACGGGAAAAGACGTGTTTTTGCTCTCTACTTTCGCCTATAATATCGAAGAATGAAACGCCCATGCCTTCGGCTATCGCCTGCTTTATGTGCTGGAAGGCAGGTACTTCTTCGTAAATAATTGTCTTTCCCGTTAGTTCGGCTAAATTCTTTTCAAGCGTAGCCCCTTTGGAAAATCCCCAATCGGGCAACAAATAAATAGCGTCGCACCCCATAAGTAGAAGAACGTCCATAGCTACATGGGCTTCCCAAGAGGCGGTAGCCGGAATACCGTTTTTAAGCGGGTTTATCACTTCGTAACCTTGGGCTTTTAACTTGGTTTCCGTTTCGTCGAACTTTGCCGCTACTTCTTCTATTGGTAGGCCGCTAATTCGGCCTGAAATGTATATCTTTTCCATATTGGCTATTATTTTCTATAAGAGTAATTTTCAAACGCTATTCTGTCGAACATTTCCGTAAATCGGTCGGCTATCCGTTCGCCGTATTTATCTGCCAGGTCTTCCGCGCTTAGATTGCTGGTCATAATTGTAAACTTCTGCCGGTCATACCGGTAGTAAATCGTATCGACAAAAGGACTAATTTCGTTTCCCCAAACCTTCACTACGGAAGGTTCCGTACCTACGTCGTCAATCGCCAATAACTCGGCTTTCTTAATGTAGTCGAAGCGTTCCGGCTGGTTCTTGGCTATGTCTGCAAGTTCCAAAGCCGATACCGCCAAAACATTTTTACGCCGGTCTGAATATAGGCTTTCGTACAGTACCCCTATAAGGCTACCTATTGCACGAACTAAGGTTGTTTTGCCATTGCCTACTGTTCCATGAAGAAGAAGCCCCGGTTTATGGTTTCCCGTCAGCCATTTTGCCGCCTTTTCTATATGGCTTTGGGTTGCTTCGTCGTCGATGAACTGCATACGCCGCCGCATAACTTCGGCTATATAACATTCGCGCAACATTGCCGGCACGTCTTCGGTGTATTTATCGACCTTAAAGCGTATCGGTATATTTCTTTTTTGAAGTACCGCCCGGAACCGCGCCAAGTCTACCCGTTGCGGCCCCTGTTTGTTGTCCTTTTCGTCCATTTCCGCTATTCCCTTTTTCGTTACGCTCCCAAGTTCTAACCGCTGCTCTCCAATCCTTCATACAGTTGCGGCCCACCTTCCAACCGTTAGAAGTATAGTAATCTATCCACGCTTGCGGGTCTACGTCGTTGCCCCGTTCTTGGCAATACGCCGCAACTTCTTCTAAGGTAGGTTTCTGAAAGATTGTACCGCCTTTTGTTTTAGGGGCTGCCTTACCCTTGCCTTGGGGCTTGCCAGCACCTAACGTCGGCCCTTGCGGTAGCTGGGTAATACCTTCGTTCAAAACCCGCATAAGGTCGTATTTTTCAAGTTTTTGCAATACCGATTTATGCGCGTTGTTCGTAGGGTTCAAGTTCGATAACCCGCCGTACTGAAATATGATAAATTCGGGTAAAAACGCTTTGCTTCCGTTATTGAAGAAATGGATTCTTCCGGCAAAGGCTTTTTCGAAGTCCTCTAAATCGTACGTTTCGCCGCAATAAAGCCCGGCTACCTCTAAGTCTACTTCCCATATTCCGGCGTTGTCGCACTCGCAAAAAAGGTACACCCAAAGCAATTTATAAGCGGGCGGTAAGTCCCTTATAAATCGTTTCTTAAATAGGTCGGTATCTATAAATCTTTTTGCCATTTTGTTACTTTTGAAAAGCTACCCCGGCCCGGAAACCGGGGTAGCTGGGTTAATACTGCTATTGCTCGATAATCGCAATTTCGGGGCTTAGTTCCCGAATGCGGGCTACCTGCACGTCTATAATTCGGTCGCGCAGGTCTTCCAAAAGCTGGCACGCTCCGGGGCTTACAAGTTGTAGGGTTACGTCGCGGCCGTTTACCGAAGCGTAAAATTCCACTTCGATAGTTTCCGCCGGCATACCTTTGAAAATCGGAATTTGAAGGGTAAAGGCTTCCGGCAGGTTACTCATAACCACGCCGCTATAATTGTCTTTGAAGTCGCCCTTTTCGCTCTTTTGCTTCTCTACCTTGGAATTTACGGTAGCTTCGAAGTTTTTAAGTTCGGTTACGAGCTTCATATTCGCGGTTTTGTCCGGGAAAAATGCGCGGTTCATTTTGAAGAACTGCCCCAACTCGTTAGGTTCCCAACCTTTGCCGGCGTTAATCCCAAATTCGGAAAATTTGGGGTGCGTAGTCAGTTTTCCAACGATTCGCCCGCGTCTATATTCGTCGTCTTCGTTCGTGATAAGGGTAATACTTACCTGTTCACGGTCTACTAAGACGTGGCAGCGCAACGGGTTAATTTGTTCGGAATCGTACCGCCGTAATTCCAAAAATTCAACCGGCGCACCGATAACACCGGAAAGGTCGATTTTTACCGGGGGCTTGGGGGCAAGAACTGCGGGGGCCTCGCCCTCACGTACGATAATTTCCGCCTGCGTAGTTCCTTCGGGAAGGTTTACTACTACTTTTTTGTTTTCGTCCATACTTTTTTACTTGTTGATTGTGAAACTTTTACTTGGTTTGAAGTGGGCTACTTCGTGCGCCGGTACGATAATCGTAGTACCGGCGGTAATGTTACGGGCTTTCTTTTCGGCCCGTTTCTTCGGCTGGAAGGTTCCGAAGCCACGAAGGTAAACGGGTTCCTTGCGCTGTACGCATTCCTTAATTGCGTCTAATGTGGCTTCGATAATCGGCCTTACGTGGCTATCGTTTTGCCCGGTCTTACTGCCAACGACTGTAATTAAATCTTGCTTCGTCATTGCTTTGCTTTTTAGTTGTTAGTACCTGTTTTTCTTCCGATTTGGAAAAGTGTTGTTTGTAATTCTTCGCTGTACGCCGGCCGGCTCTCGATAAGGTCGCCGTTCTCGTTGTAGTAGCCGACTTCGCGGGCTTCTTGGTCGATGAACTTAAAGCACCTTTCGGTAACAAATTCGGCTTTCTTCTTCAAACCGTCCAAGGTCTTTTTTCGCTCCGTCGTAAGGGGTTCCAAACGGGCCTTAAAGTCCTTCATCGCGGCCGTCTTTTCTTCCTCGATGTCGTTAATTTCGATGTCCGTTTCCGAAAGGCTTTCTTTCATGCGGGCCAATTCTTCCGGGGTAAAAGGCTTCATATACCCCTTTTCTTCCACCGCGTCGCAGTTATCCATAAGGAAGGCTACGCGCTTCTTGCCTTGTTCAAGGTCTTTCCCTAATTCTCTTTCCATGTTGCATTATTTTTTGATTAAAAGAAAATCGTTATAAAGACCTTCGAACTGACGGCCCGCGTACGTGGCGAGTTCACGGGTTTTATAGCAAAGCCGGGAGCCGACATTCGCACCCGCAATCGAAGCCGCGCGATCCGTACTCGCGCACGAAAAGCCGGCATACGCGGGATTATACACGAACCAAGGCCAATATTTGTACTCGTTGCTATTGGCCCAATCCGGCCGCCAACCTTCGTTAAGGGCTTCGGCAATGGTCTTTAACTTGCGGTAGGCTATTTCGTCCTTGGTAAAGCCTAACTTCGCTAATACGGTTTCGTTCATCGGCTCAATGCCAAGCACAGCGCAAGCGTCCGCGTAGGTCTTTACGCGCTTGGTAATGTCCTTCGGGGCAACCATTTTTACGGCCTGTAATACGGTCGTATTAACCCCTAACTTCTCGGCCAATCGTTCGGCTTCCTTGCTGGCAGCCTGTTCGTTCTCGTGTTTGTACGTCGGTGCGCCTTGGCCTTCGGCGTAAACCATAAAAAACTGCTTTTCCATTTTGTTATTTGTTAAAAAGTGAACTTTGTTTTTCTTCCCTCTTTTGCTCGTAAAGTATTCGCCTTTGTCGCGCAATACTCAACCGGACGGCCCTAATAGCGTCTTCACGCCCTTTTAGGCTTTCTTCGTACTCCAATAGTTCCGCTTCGCTTTGGGCGATAAAATACCCTTCGGAAGTGGCTATTAAGCCCGGTATAAGGTCGTTTGTCCTTATGTGGTTTATAATCTTCCTTACCCGTGCGTCGTTTAGTTTATAGGAACCTTTAAGGGTATTTACGATATGCTTGTTTGTAACGGCATTTTCGCGCCCTATTTTCGTCCTAAGCCCCCGTACGAGAAGCGGAAGAAGTACGCCCATTTCGTAATCGTTTAAGGGCTGCGTTTCTTGGTCAAATCCTTTAATCATATCAAAAGGGGGTTTTGTCGAAATTGATTATTAGCCCCGCTTCGGCTATATGTACGGTCTTACCGGTTGCGGCTCGCACTCCGGCCCGGAATTGTTCGGCGTTGCTGTTACCGTCGGAAAGGTGGATAAGAACAATATTATTTACCCCCTTTATATCGTTGGCTTGTAACGCCTGTACGCAATGGTCGTAGCTTAAATGCGATTTTAGCGTACGGTTCCGAACAACGGCGGGAATGCGCCCGGCCGCTATATTCGCGTCCAATAGGTCTAAGCGGTAATTACATTCTATCAATACGTTATTAAGTCCTGCAAACTTGCAAGGCAAGTAATAGGTATCGGTAGCGAATAGGATATTACCCGTTTCTTCGTGATTGATGAAGAACCCCAAAGGCTCGGCGGAATCGTGCTTAGTCCCGAAAGGAATAATTCGGAAACCGCCGAGGGTAAAAAGGGTTCCGGCTTTGCAAACATTCGCGCGGCGCGGGCCTTCTATTGGGGTGTTCTCAATTGTACCGGCCGAAGCGTAGACGGGTACGGTAGCTTTCAATACTTCGTTAATGTAGCCTGCGTGGTCTTTGTGTTCGTGGGTAATTAGGCAGCCTACAACCTTCGTTATATTGTAGTCTAACGCTTGCTTCACGCTGGCGAACCTTACGCCCGCTTCCAATAACAAGGCTTCGCGGTCGTTCTCCAATATGTAGCTATTTCCGTGGCTGCTACTGCCTAATACTTTTAGAACCATTGTAACTACGCTTCTACGATTTTGCGAAATGCTTTACGCTTCCTTTTTAGCGGAAGGTTCCGGCCGATGAAGTCCATAGCCGTAGCGAATTTGCCCGAAAATCGAATAAGGGCTTTGTCTTGCTGGGCTACGCTCTGTTCGTTCTCCTTCGCCATGTCCGCCGCTTTGTTAATCCGGGCGTTCATTGCGTCGATGTCCTTTGCCGTCAGAATGGCAATACCAAAAATTACTTTCATATTAGAATCCAGGTGTTTTAAGTGGCTGTTTGGTTCCGTTCGTTTCTGCTTGGCCGAAATCAAGTGTTCCGCCGGTATTGGCGTTATTCTGTATTTCGGTTTCTACCTCGTGGGTAACGTCCTTATATTCCACGTCTTCAACGGGGCCGCTTTGTTCATCAGCGTCGCCGAAGTCGCAACCGGTTATATACTCGTAAAGGGCTTTTTTGGCGCGTCGTTCGGCTTTACCCCGGATTTGGTCGGGGCTGCTGTAATCGTCCTTCTTCACGGTTGCCACTATTCCGAAGCTGTTTTTTTCTCCGTTGTACGTGTAGCTGATTTTGCAAGGCACCTCCGCAAATCCGGCGGTTTGGCCTTTGTCAAATGATACGTCGATGAAGTATTTTACGCCGAGTTTCCGAAGAAGGGCCGTATAGCCTTCCTTGGTCGGGTACATTCGTTCGGCAATAATATTAAATTGGTTGCCGGTCGGAAGAAGCCCGATACTTACCGCGTCTATAATCGCGTCCCGAACAACCGGGATAGTATAAAGCGGTTGTACCGTCCCGTTTTTACGCGGCCGCCCGTTACGGTCGGTAAGAAAGCCTACCTTCGTGTTCATAAGCGGCATAAATACACGCTCCATTACTTCGTCGGAAAGAGCTTCGCGCAAAAGGGCAATTACGTTTACGGCAGTAAATGCCGCGCCGAAGTTGTTTACAATCTGCAAGGCCGAAGCGTCCTTACAGGCAAGTTCAAATTTCCGCTTTGCTTCGTCAATTACGGTTAATCCTTTTTCTTCTGCCATAACTCATAATTTTTATAGGTTGTTATTCGTTTTCAAGAAGTCGGCTTAACTTCTTCAAGGTCGCTAATTCCATAGCTTCGGCAGCAAGCGGCGCGGTTTGTTTTTCGGTGAAGAAATTCGCCAACCCCTTTATTACTTGCCCACCGTTACCGCCTACTGCTATTACGCCCTGCACATTCTCGCTTTCGCCGTCCTTATTGTCCTTAACGTCCGTGCCGATAAGGATAAAGGCCCGGCCTTCGTTGTCTTTTACCGCCTGCGTAAGCGTTTCGGCGATTTGCTCCAACTGCTGCGCGAACTCGCGCTTTTCTTTGTTCTCGTTCATAACTTTAATTTTTATAAGTGGTTAATGGTTAATTCTCTGTCGGTGGTTACAACCAATTTTACAAGCTGGGAAGCAACCGGGAATAGTTGGTTTACGCTTTCGGCGTTGTCGATGAATACCGGTGCGCTTACCCCGTGATACAGGCAAAGCGTGTTAATGATGTCAAGCCCGGCGTTTATCTTTCCGGCAGTATTGAGGTCTGCGTACTTAACCCCGTCTACCATTGCGATACAAGTAGGGGTTTCGCCGCCATTTAGCTGGGCTTCGAACATTCGGAAGCGGACGGTTTGGAACTTACTATTTACCCGGCGTTCTACTTCGTCCATTCGGGCCTTATTAAGTTCGTCTATCGTAAATTCCTGCTTTTCTAAGTCTGCTTGCTGCTGGGCTAATTCCTTTTCCCGCGCCAATATTTCGGCCTTCTTTGCGGCGTTCTTTTCAATGGTAGCCCGAATATTTAGCTTTTGTTTTACTTCGTCCAAAAGGGCCGTAAGTTCCCGTTTCTTGGCGGTAAGCTCGGTAGTATCGGCCGCCGGTATATCCGAAATGGTAGCGGATATTTCGGCTATCCGGGCTTCTATCTCCTTCCATTCGGGTAAGTCTTCGGGGATAATGTCGGTAGATACGGTTACTTCCGGGTTGGCGGCTATTTCCGCTTCCAAGTCCTGTAACTTCTTCGCGTATTCGGCTTTCTTGGCGGCGATAACTTCCATACGTTCGGAAAGTTGGGCTTCCAATTCCTGTAACCGGGCTTTCTTTTCGGCTATTCGCTGGTTTAGCGTTTTGCCTTCTTCGGTAATCCGGGTAAGGTCGCGGGTCTTGGCTTCGTCGAATTTGGCCCGCGCCTTCTCTTTGGCAATAGCGTCCATACGCAAAACGCTTGCGTCCGAGCATAAGGTTTCGTATATCGGGCAAATAAGGCCGTCGGTACTTACTTTGTATTCTTCGGCGTTCCGCGTATTCCATTCTTCGCGCTTGGCTTCCACCTTGGCGGATAAGCCCGCTATTTCGGAAGTAAGGGTTTTAATAGTATAGCGAATATCGGAAAGGCCGTTTTCCGAAGCGGTATTATAATTTTCTGCTTCCCGCTTGGTTATTTCGTAGCTGGTCTTAACCTCGTTACGTTTGGCATTCTTCTCGTAGCCTTCCTTTTGGGCCGCCTGCCTTGCCCGAAAAATTATATCTTGCTGCTGGTTCCGAAGGTCGTTAATCGCTTTGCGTTTTCCCTGCACCCCTTCGTAGTGTTTGCGGGCCGTTTCTGCAACGTCCGTAATAGCCGTTTCCACTTCTTCCAATTCGGCGGATAAGCGTACCTTTTCGGCTTCCAAGGCTTCGTAATCCGGTGCTTCGGGCGTAACGCTGTCTATTGCGTTAATCTCGATAGGGCATTTCCCCAAACCTTCCTTAATCCGGCTTTTGCGGTAGGCTATTTCTTGCTTGAACTCCGCCAAATCTTTACCGGAAAGCAGCGAAAGGATAGCCGCAAAATCGGCGCGACCGGCGGCCACTTCTTCGTATGTTACACCCCCGGCAATGCGTAGCAATATTTCGCGCTGGGTCTTCCAATCCAACGAAGGGAAGTAAGCCGGGTTCGTAATTAACTTAAAAAGTTGTTCTTCGGTTATGGCCGTTACTTTCTCTTGGAACGCTCCCGCCTTAATTTCTACGCCATTGCAGAAGTAATGCGTAGTATTTCCTTTAAGTTCTACTTCGGCCTTGCCGCGCGGTTTTACCCAATCTTCCGTAAGGGTGCGGGTAAGGGCTACTTCTTCGCCGTTTACGTCTAAAACCGCCGTTACGGAATGTTCCAATTTAAGTATAGGGTTCCCGTCCGGGCCGACCGTCTTAACGGTAAATGCGCCTTTCCCGCTATCCGTACGGTCGTTACTGTCTTTGCCGAAAAGCACCCAAGTAAAAGCGTCGAAAACGGTGCTTTTACCCGTCGCGTTTGCGCCGGCAATGGTGGTTACTTCGCCGAATTTTACGGCCAAGTCCCTAATACCCTTAAAGTTTTTAAGGGTCAATTCTTTTAATGTTACCTTCTTGCTCATAACAAGTTATTTATTTCGGTTGTTACTTTTCTTTGCTCGCTTTGCGGCCAACTCTAAGGCTTTTTCCGCATCTACTATTATCAACCTTCCGACCTGCCTATATGCGCCGTCGATTAATCCGCTTTGCTTTATGCGGCTGGCGGTAGTCTTGGAACATTTGAATAGTTCGGCAATCCCGGCCCGGCCGTAGACGTACTTTTTATTTGGGTCTTTGGTAACGTCTACTTCTATCCGGGGGCTTTGTCCTTTCCCTATTAGTTCCAATAATTCCCCCGCCGTAAGGTCTATAAGTCTTGTATTTAAGTCTGCCATACCTAACTGTCTTGCGGGTCTTCCGGTGGTGGGACCCGTTTTATAATGCGGGCGGCATTAGCGAAGTTGGCAACCTCTAAAAACAAGAACCAAAACGGGGCTTCCGCCGTGCTTGCAAGAAGGCAAAACGATATAACGAAATACCATACTATCGCCTTCTGTTTTAGCGTCAATCCCGAAAGGGACAATTCTTTAATTAGTTGCTTCATAGCCTTTGCCTTTTATAGTTCCCAAAAATCTAATTCGTATTCCTGCCGTCTTCCGGTTCTTCGTGTCGCTGTACGTTCGGCAGCCTTGCGGCTTCTGAACAGTCGGTAGGTGTCGCCTTGGGCGTACAATTCATGCGGTAGAATAATCGCAAGGAAGAAGCAGGCTATAATTGTCCGTTTTATAGGGGATAGGTCGAAAGAAACGCCGCAATGTGTGCAGAACCACCATACGCAAAGCTCCGTAGCCTTCTGTATTCCTATCTTGCTATAAATATTTCGCGCGGTATTCTCAACCGTTCGGGGCGAAATAGAAAGCCTGTCGGCCACTTCCTTTTTTGCGGCTCCCCAAGCCAACAATTCGGCTATTTGGGTTTCTCGCTGCGTTAGTCCTGCTTCGGCTCTCATTTCTATTTTCCCCAAATGTTTGTAGTAACGCCGTACTTCCTAAATACCAATTCGACGGCGACGGCTTGGCTTGCCTTGGGTTCGATACGTCCGAACTTGTAAGCCGCGAAAGTGTTGCGGTTGTTAATCCCCAACGCCTGCCAAAGCTCCTTAGTGGCGGCCTCTACGTCAATTTGTCGAAGCTGCATAAAGCCGGCGTTAAATCCTTCTTTGTAAATTGTCGTTTCGCTCATTTCTCAATATTGTTAAGTATGTATTCAATTGCTTGTTTATGGGAAGCAAAGCTATTCCCGTCGAACTCGAAGGTTTCCGAATAGGGGCCGCCGGCAACCTTGAAGGTGCGCGTTCCCTCGTAGGTCTTCCCGTTAATCGTAAAGGTTAGTTTTGAAACTGTTACCCTTTCCGTAACCCGTCCCCAAGGCTTTTTTACCTCGGTATTGCTTAGCGAAATAGTTTCGCCTACCGCGTACGAAAATTCTATACGCCTTGCTTTGCCATTAACTATTGCTGTCTTTTTCATCTTCTATTTGAAATATAGTGTTACTTGTAATCCTCTGCGTAGGCAACATTTTACGCTGTCTTTCTTGCTGTTAAGTGCGCGGGTAATGAATTTTTCGGTAAGCTCTACACCGATTAACCCCACCAAGCCGGAAACCCCTACAAGGCGGTTTATCCTTCTGTTTTCGCTGTCTACTCCGTAAACTTTCAAAAGGAAGTTTCGGTTAATAAATGTCGTATCGTACTTCATAATTCATTGTCGCTTAAATTGCTTAGGTATTTTTTGCTATGCCGCTTATTTGCTCGGAGCGTATTATTATTATACCTTTGCAATCGTATCGGTTACACAATGCAAATATATAGCATTGCAGTACAACAAGCGAATTTTTGCTATACAAAAAGCGAAAAATATTTTTTGAAACCTTCTAAAATCGTGTTATATGGGTGTAAAAGAAAGACTTAGGGAGTATATCAAAACCCTAAATATTAGTGAACGGGAATTTTGTAGGCAAATAGGCGTTTCGTCGTCTTATGTCAATAATATACGCCAATCTATACAGCCCGATAAGATGAAGGCTATCGGCGAAAAATTCCCGGAGCTTAATCCCATGTGGTTACTTACCGGCGACGGCACAATGCGGAACGGAGATAATACAAACCGCATTTCGGGAAATAACAACACCGCCGTTGCCGGCAACGGGAACCAAGTTACAACTAACGATATTGCGGGTTTGATTGAACTGCAAAAAGGCTATCAAGAAATGATAAAAGAAAAGGATAGCCAAATAGCCCGACTTATATCTGTAATTGAAAAGCTAAGCGAAAAATAAAGCATTGCAGTACGTTTGCGCTATGTAATAGTATGGCTTTTCATAGTACGCTTATAGGAAACGGGCAGAAATGCCCCAAATTTCAACGCAAGTATATATAGCTATACTTTCTACCGCCCAACGTACAAAAGTGCCTAAAATCAAAAATTCGATAAAAATAACTGTGCATAATGGAACCGGAAACAATCGAAATAAAAGTATCCGAATACTACGACCAACCCAAATATTACGGGGACATGCCGGAAGCGGTGTTTAATGCCTTGGAAGCGGCGTTTATTTCCGGCGCGGAAACTGCCATAGTGCCAAAGACGGCGTTCGAAATGATGTTAATGAGCTTTGAAAATGGGCGTAAAGAAGCCTAAGATAATAACCCCTATCGAAGATGGCGTAAACCGCCGTTTCTTCCAAGCGATAGAAGCCCTTGTTTCATTGGGCCGTTTGTCCGCTTTGGAATCCTTTTGCAAGGAAGCCGGGTTAAGTGCTTCCCGCTATCGGGAAACCCGATTTACTTACGGAGTAACCCCAAGGCCCGGTAAAGTTTCCCGCTATAAGTCTATACAAATAGAAGCCCTTTATTATTTGGTAGCCAAGTATTCCGTTTCTTCCGATTGGTTATTAACCGGCCGGGGTAATATGTTTTCAAAATGAAGCGGACTATTAAATTTAATCTATTCCCCAAAAAGGTAGGGGGTGTATTGGTAGAGTGTCGCCCTATTCGTATGCGTGTTTGCTATGCCGGGTATCGGGTAGACTTTCGGGTAGGGTATAGTATTGAACCGGAAAAATGGAATGAAGAGGAAGGCCGCGTTATCTCCAATACAAAAAACCGGTTCCGACAAACGGCCGGCGAAATAAATAAGGCTATTACGGCTTGCGAAGAACAAATAGAAGCCATATTTACCCGGTTCGAACTGCTGGAAAAGCGGGTACCGACACCGGGCGAACTTAAAACGGCTTTCGATGAAGCTACCGGGAAGATAACCCCGGCTACCGAAGCGGAAGAAAACGGCCAGCCATTCTATAAAGCCTACGCCGAATTTACGGAAACTATGGGCCGTTTGAATGATTGGACGAAAGCGACCTATACGAAGTTTAATAGCCTGCGTAAGCACTTGGAAGCGTTTAACAAGAACCTTACATTTGACGAAATAAACGAAGTTACCCTACAAAAGTTTATTACAAGCCTTCATAAAGCCGACCTTCGTAATACTACCATATCTAAAAATATGTCCTTTCTTCGGTGGTTCCTGCGCTGGGCGCACCATAAAGGATATAACCCAAGCAACGTACACGAAACATTTAAGCCGAAGTTCAAAGGGGCCGACGGAAACGCAAAGGAAATTATATATTTGGAATGGGAAGAACTGTTTAACCTGTATTCCTTCAAATTCCCGCCGTCCCGGTCTTCGCTGGAAGCCGTGCGCGATGTGTTTTGTTTCTGCTGCTTTACCGGCCTTCGCTATTCCGACGTGGCAAAATTGCGCCGAAGCGACGTAAAGAAGGATTATATAAGCGTGGTTACTCAAAAGACCGTAGACGGCCTTATTATCGAACTGAATAAGTATAGCCGGGCCATACTGAAAAAGTACGAGAATATAGGTTTGCCGAATGATAAGGCCCTACCGGTCATAAGTAACGTAAAAATGAACGAACACCTTAAAGTAATGGGGGAAATGGCGGGTATCGACGAACCTACAAGGGTCGTATATTTCAAGGGGAATGTTCGGCACGAAGAAGTATTACCGAAATACGCCCTTCTTACCACCCATTGCGGCCGACGTACTTTTATCATAAACGCGCTTAGGCTGGGGGTTCCGGCGGAAGTAATTATGAAGTGGACGGGACACAGCGACTACAAAGCGATGAAGCCCTATATTAAAATCGTCGATAAATTGAAGGTCGCCGAAATGGATAAATTTAACAAGTTCCCGATACCCCGAAAGAAGGGGAAATAAGCCGAACCCAAAAAGGAACCCAAATACGCCTTAACTAATCGGTAACGTATGGTTCCTTATGTTACCAACAATCGGGATAAAATGCTGATATTTCGGAAACTTGGTAACGTATGGTAGTTCGTTGTTCGTATGTTCTTACAGCCTACCACTCCCATTATCCGAAGTATTTCGCCAACCAGCAGGCGATGTTCGAGGCGATCGTGGCCCAGGTGCGGAAAATCACCGCCCAGACCTGTATCGACATCGTGATCCCCTCGGGAACGTCGCTCCAGAATCTGCGGACCTCGTCGCTGAACAGGGACAACGGGATGGACCTCACGCGCGACTCCTACCACATGGACTACGGAA